GTTCGGTGAAAGTGTTTACTAAGGATGAGTACCGCAAACCAGGCGGAGCACCTAGGGCTATTCAGCCACGATCACCCAGATTCAATGTTAAATTAGGTCGGTATATTAAACATTTGGAGCATGAAATATTTGATGCTATAAATGAGATATTTGATCCGTCGAGAGAACATAAGACGGTAGCGAAGGGCATGAACATGATTGAAAGAGGAAATGTGATAGAAGATATGTGGAACAGTTTTGATGACCCGATTGCTGTTGGCTTAGATGCGAGCAGGTTTGATCAACACATCAATCGGTTGCTACTGGAATACGAACATTCCATCTACCACATGTGGAGCACAGGGGTAGGAGACGATTTACCTCCCCTCGCTCAACTCTTGAAAGCTCAATTGTGTAATCGAGGAATGTACTATGGAAAAGATGGTGCAGTGCGATATCAAGTGGATGGATGTCGCATGTCTGGTGATATGAACACCAGCCTCGGTAATGTGATAATCATGACGACCCTTATGTATGCTTACATTGAGGACCGTAAGTTACATGGGAAGGTGAAGCTACTGAATGACGGAGATGATTGCGTAATCATTATGGATAGGCGAACTTTAACAAAGTTCACGGATGGATTGCAGGAGTGGTTCTTAGAGATGGGACTAACTATGGAGTATGATGGTATTTACACTGAGCTGGAAGAAGTAGAATTCTGCCAAAGCAGACCAGTTTTCGACAGTGTACACGGTTACCGTTTGATACCACGACCAACAAAGCGATTGTATAGCGATTTGATCACTACAAAGGACATTTCGGTTAAGAAGGTATACAATAAACAGATAGGAGCTGTTGCTGGTTGTGGGTTAGCGTTATCAGATGGATTGCCAGTTTACAACGCGTTCTACCAGTGGTTAGGACGCGGTGCAACACCGTGGATACCAGAACAGGGAGATTTCTACTACAAATTTCGTCAGGAGTTGATCGATGGAATGAGTAAAGGAGATAGAAAGCCAACTGATGAGGAACGAATCAGTTTCTTCTTCGCTTTTGACATTTCCCCACAAGAACAGATACTCATAGAAGACTATTACGATAGTCTACACGACCCAATCTACACAAAAGCAATCAAGGATCCAGTACGAACTTTGGAATCCATTCAATATCTCGTTGAACCCGAGCAGAAAAATAGACAATAGGTACATACATATACAAGCACACACACACATTCACACGTTGGTTTTATACGTTCCTAGAACGCGTGGCGGTGAGATGGCTATACAGGCATCTCGAGGCCATGGTTTGTGGAAACGGTGAGTCCGTCCGGGATTATTTTCATAATCCCATCCGCGTAGATCCCCGCGGTATATAAGACTAGGGATCAGCCCAGTTATGGGAAGTCGTTAACAGCGCAACCTGATTTATGGTTACGGCATGAGATGGACAATGCGCCCTTAGTTCATTAGTGAACGCTTAGATCAGGAGTGGGAGAGGTATTTACCTCAGGGTGCAGAGCCGAGTGCCCGCTTTAAATTGAGAGATCAATCAATCGGTTTGGCTCTGTGGGCGATCGACTGATCAAGGACTGAGGGGTCCTGATTGGTTTAAATAAATCCCTTACTAATTCCAGAAAGAATAACCGCGGTGACTCGCGTAACAAGTCGAAAACAAGTACTAAAGAGTCCAAACGACCCACAGTGAGGTCAACTGGGTTAGGTGGTATGACTGTCAAGCACACAGAATTTTGCGGCACCCTGGATCGCCATACAGCGGCGATTGAGAGCCGCGACCCGGCAACCGGTGAGAAGGAGCCGGGAAGTGGTATGATCTTGCCGCTTAATGCCGGGGAGGGAATAACATTTCCTTGGCTTAATTCTGTAGCTAATAGGTACGAGAAATACAGATTTAAAAGTCTGAGATTCTTCTACG